CACTCATTTTAACCTCTTGTTTGAGTTAGTTAAGTCTTAACCAACCGTTATATTGATTGGTTTTTTTGCGTACTTCTTGACATTCTTGCCAATATAGTTACTTAAATTCTTTACTATTTCATCTTCGTTTTGGTCATTAATACCGAAGATATTTCTTCCATTGTCTGCATTGCCTTTGACCTTTAAACCATCGCGAAACACAATGTCCACACCCACATTCGTCGGCTTTTGTGCGGATATAGCACCAAGCATTGTTCCGACCAATCTTAAATTAGGTGGATTGGTTTGTTTGGATGTGCCGACACCCTTCGGTCCGGCTTTGCCCATTGCTTTTTTTGCGGCATATTTAGATGTGTAACTTGGAAACTTATATCTTTTCCCGGTGTTTTCATTTGTGCCAAATCCTTGGTCGGAATCCTTTACAATCTTGGTCGCGGCTTTTCCACCAACTTTTGCCCACAATGATCGTGGCAGTTCTAACATATCTTCTGCCTTCATTGATTTACAATCCTGTTTAGACCCTGCGACCATTGTTCATTAGTAATTAATCTGGCTGATCTCAATTTTGCAAGTTTTGTGTATTTTGTTAATTGAGATTTATTTAAATCCGATGTTTTTAGTTTGCTAAATTTTTTCGGCAATTTGGCTGCTTTCAATGGTTCTTCTACCTTGTTTGTGCCTTCAAATATCATCCACGAATGTCTGCAATTAAATCCACCTCTTGAACCAAAAGGAGTCGCACTCGCATTAACTTGTGCTTCTGTATATCCTTTAGCCGGTTGATTTGTCAATGTATTAAAGCATATATCTCTGGTCACTTCATCTGCCGGACCTACATATTCCCATCTAACATCCTCACCTTCAAATACTTTATGTCTTGCAAGGTCATCGAACTGCTTTATTCCGTCATTTACCGAAACATTCAATTGATGTGTTTCAAGTTTAACGGTATTTTTTAATCGTGCCACTATTTGAGAAGGACGTTCACCCGATACGATACCTTTGAACAATCCATCTTTCAAATCGTTGGCGTATGTCGTTGCTTTACCCAAAAGGCTTTCCGCTTCTAAATCCTGTAATAATTGAAGTTGCTCGACCGTTGCCCCTCGTACTGTTTTGATTCCACGTCTGGCGGCTTCTTTGGCTACTTCTTCAACTTGTCCTTCGTAAGCACTCATCAATCCATTGACGGCGTTCGAGTACCCTCTATCCAATAATTCTTTAAAAAAATCCAATTCCTTCGCAATCGCCACAAGTTCCGAATCGGTCAATCTATCCATTCGTTTTGCTATCAGTTTCAAATCATCAAGAAGTCTTTTCTCGATGTTTTGGATTTGATTCATAAATCTATCTACGGGATCAGCCACCTAAAATCCTTTGCAACGGTGTTGTCGGTTGCTGTGCTTCTGCTTCTTCCTTCTTGTTCTCGTCCACTCTATCCATGAGCGTCTTTAAATCTTCGTCACTTATGTCTGGATTGAAATGCCGGATCAAGTCTGTACGATCCATTAAACCTTTAGCCATCATAAATTCAAGGCGTTCAAACTCTTGCTTTTGATCTGTGGGGAACTCTATTTCGGCGAAATCCACCGAATAATTCTCGCCCATATCTTTACCCGTATGCACACGGATAATCTCGCGATCCACTTGATACCTTTCATGTTCCCAATCTCTCCATTTTGGTATGTCTGAAATACGTGATTCTAAATTTTCCATTTCTAATAAACGTAACGCCGCACCGCTTGGTGCATTACCCGATTCATCCCATTTGATTCGCAGATGGTTGTTGATAGCCGTTTGATTGGCAAAGGACTTACTTACCTCAATCATCTGACCAAGATTAGCGGGACTCGATACAAAAGAAAACGAACTATCCGGCGGCATTAACAGGACCCGATCGATACCAAGTTTCATGCGAGTTGCTTCTTCGATACCCGTTGCCACAGGCTGACCAAAAGCGAACCGGGTTGCCAATGCTATCTCTGTATTCGCGATGCCTATCTGTACGGCTGCCCTTATAACATCCGAAGCACTTGTCGTGTAATCGACGAAGGTCACGGGCATCACAGAATATGGATTCACGTTATCATCATTGACTTGGATGGTTCTTCCGGCTTGGTCGAACTTCAAGTGGATTCCAGGGACACCATCTCTTGCTTCCGACCAGAATACGAATATGCGGTTGTTCTTTGCATCTCTGCCCACCTCATACGACACTCCAAAAGGACGAGACTCACCTTCAAGATAGTATCTTTTAAAGTATGGGATGAGGTCATATTCTAATTGGTCACGTCCCCACTTACTTCTGAACGCCATCGACCCTGTGAGCCACGATGTTTCGTTGAACTCTCTTGCGACTGTATCAAGATGATATGCGAACTCCATATAGTCACCCGCTTGTTCGCCGTTTATCATCCTCTTGGGAGGGTCGCGAAAAATCATATTTCTTGCACGGGCGAAGCGCGGGACGATTTTCTGTGGAAAAGGTGGAATCTGTTCTAATGTGGAAGGGGAGAACCATTGTTCAATGTGCTGATCCACGTTGGTGTGATAATAGAAATCCAACGCCGTTGCACGTTCTGCGTTTTCTTTTTCTTCGAATCCTTTTTGCGCCCGTCGAATAGATTCAAGGACTATCTGCTCGGAATAATTCGGTAATACCACGTCGTTGACTGTCATCATGCTTCGAAAATCCAATTTTTATACATATCGGAATCCATCTTTTGAGTGTTATTTAATAAATCTTTTGCTTCCCTTTTAATCTTCTTGTCAATATGAAGGCCGTAAATCCACAAGCCAACGAACAACGCGTTCAAAACCAATGATATTCCAAGCAAGAATGTTACCATCTGACACTCTTCATAATGTTTCTTCTGGCAGGGAATAGTCTATTAATCCCATATCCGATTGCATCACTCGCATGGCTCTGGGTACTGTCTCGTTTGTCTATATCATTTCCGTGCCATACGTTTCGTTCAAAGTCCATAATAAGATTGGGACAGTTCTCACAAGAAAAGTTGTCATCGCGTATCAGTTTGTTTACGGAATTAACACGCTCACGAACGGGCGGATTGGCTTTCGGTGCCGATATGGTATAACCTGGGTGCGCTCGTATGATTTGATGGTCGCTTGCCACCGCAGAAGAACGCCTCGCACTCCCCGAACTGTCCGGAAAGACCTTCGCTTCTGGGTATCGCTTAACCAATTCCTCGACCATGTCATACGTTGTTGCGTTCTTTAGTCTCACCTCATCGAATACGTGTATCCAATTGGGACCTATATAAAAGATTTCCGAACTCATGGCATCCACGTTGAAGTCCATCGCAATTCCAATGGGCAGTTCTTCGTTCTTTAGATCGGGACGTTTAACAACGTGCTTCTCTCTGTCGAAGTCTTTATACACTCTGCCTTGTGTAAGATTGACGAACTTGCCGTGTACATACGCATCGATCTGCTCTTCTGAATACGCTTGTAATAAACTCTGCTTGTAATCGTCTGGTAGATGTGGATTGTCTAACGTGGAAGCCTGTATCACACCGATGTCAATGTCCGGATCGTTGGCTAATGTGAATCCCCAATTCAATTGCTCCGGTGTTCCCGTAAGAAATATCTGTGATTTAGTTGCTTCTGGATGACGTACACGGGCAATCATCTGTTCAAACACCTCACGCTTTTGTATAAATGGTTCATCTATGACCGCCCATCCAATGTTCGGACCACGCAAGGAATCGGGTTTATCTCCAGAACCAAGCCATAACACACCGCCCCAATTGTGGAAGGTGAACTCGCTTCGCTGCTGATTGTATGTGTAATCAATCTCGGCACGGTTACACAACTCCTTGAGCGTTATAATGATTGTCTTGGTGGCTAATTGATGTGAAGGTGACACATACATTCCCGGTACAGGACTGTTTAAATAACTCATGTACAGGGATTTCAACGCCCCGATATAAGTCTTTCCCGATCCGTAACCGCCAATCAATAAAACAATTCGATTGGGCATATCCCAGAATCGCCGTTGATGTTTGAGCATATTGTCTTTTTTTATTCGGAACTTCACTCAATGACAATTTCGTCCTTCCTAATACGTTGCTCGACATATTCTCTTGGTTTGCCTTCCACTCGGTTCATGTATATTTCGGCAGCCTTGAGCGACCCATTCTCTGCCATACTCAATACTTTGTTTAAAATCTTTTCTTTTCTCGTCTTGCCTTTACCATCTTCTGCTTCTGCAAGTTCTTTGAATAGGTCTGACATTGAACCATTGCGCCCATTTGGATTGCCAGATTCACCGGGTTTGAAGCGATTGCCGGCTTTATTTCCTTTGGCGAACTGACCATTTGCCCGCCTGTTTGCCGTTTGTTCAGACATTATCCACCAAGGCCATCACTAAAGGCTGATCTACTTTATCCATGAGGTCTTTTACTTTGTGTGAGTCGATTTCGTATACATCAAATTCCAACCGCCAGGTATGTGTCGTCTTCAAATTTTTGATACCGACCAACTCCACATTCAACGCAACGCCTTTGTCCCCATCCATCACTTACCGACGACTCTTTGCGCCGTGCTATGACTTTGCGCGAACGTCTTGCCTTTGATTGGTTTTCTTTTTGATTTTTTTGGCGGTCTGCCACGTTTAGAACCATAAGTTCCTTTGCCTTTTGGCATTTATCTTGATCCCAACTTTTTATAATTGTATCGTATCATCTTTCCGGAAAGAGGTACGCCCACCATTCCTGTTTACCGCCTGTCCTTCGTCTGTTTTGTCAGAAATGCGGGTAGGGCGGTGAGTGACCCCTCTACCCTATTGGGGTGATTTAAACCACTTTTGCAGGATCGGAAGCCTCTATTTTCTGCAATTTTTTAGAGGCAAGTTCGAAATGCTTGCGTGCGCCCTGTGGTGTGTATCCACGAAGATCGCCCAACGTCGTGAAACTAAAACCTTGATTGATATGTGCATACCAAACGATATGCTGTTCTTCAGTCATGTTTAGGTTGGCTTTAAATACATTCAAAAAAACTTTTTGTCGTTCGGGCGAAAGGTTGCAATAATAGTTCGCAAATTCGTTAGCCTCTTTTACGTCGGAAAGTTTTTCCATTGCGTTTTGCGCGAGTTCTGCCGCTTCTTCGTTATAGCCCTGTTCCATTTATCCTTGCCCCCACCACCAACCATTACCACTCTCGTTGAATAATTCTCTCCGGTCTTCCAAATAGTCAGCATCCGTTATATCGCCCCTATAAGGCCATCCCTGTTTCCATCCCTGCCAATCCCTTGATTGTCGCTGCAGACTTTGGCAATCCTTACAATGAGGTTTCAAAAGATCACGGTTCCGGTGATAAGCATAAAAATCATCGTAAGGCTTTTCCTTATTGCACGTTTTACATACCTTTGTCATTTTTTCTCTTAATAATTACGGTTGTCTTTACCTTTCCGTCAAAACGGTAAATCCTCATTCTTCTCATATTCATTTAGATACATACTGTGAGTATCTCCGTATTTTCCAATCTCACGCCGCTTTGCTATTGTCACGTTCACATATCCGTTTTTTTCAAATTTCTGTAATTCAGCCACGTTTATCCCGACCTTCAACACTTTAATTTGATTTCCTTGGTATGTAAACTCTTCCTCTATCACTTTACATTTCGGTATGTACTTTTTCCCTGGCATTCTTGCGCTCCCTTCTTTTCTTTGATTTATATTCGGCAATGCTTTTCCGTTTTAGCATCTTTACACGCTTTCTTTGCTTTGCTTTTTTGTTTGGCATCTTCGCTTTCTAATATTTTGAGGTCATGGCAGCCTTCTCCGCATCACTTTTTCGATTATCACCTACCCCGACGGTGGTGAATACCCGGCACTTTAGACCTCAAGTTTTGTTTCGTGAATTTCTTTTAATAATTTCCTCACATCTTCAACGTGTTCTGAACAAGAATAGGCGAGCGTGATCGTCTTTCCGTCCTTCACGTCTGTAAATTTGTAATCGGCTTCATCAAGACATGAGCCGTGTTTGCATATATTCGGATAAAGTTTATCGGCTTTCATCTCGGTACGCTTCTCATATTAGTTTGAACATAATTGGAGTTTTTCTTGTGCCGAATATACGGAGTCTTGCACCCTTGACACCGATATACCGGGAACTGATTGGCGGAAGTGAAATATGTGGCTTCTGTTTCGTCCAGGTGTTCACATCCGCAATTCGGGCAGACATCCATGTCCATCAATACGCCCAGATTCGGGTGATTCTTGATATAAGGACGGAGTTTCAAATACACTTCTTCCAACCCCATAACGTCGTGACGGTTGTATTCAGCCATTTCGTCGAGTCTTTTTTGATCTCCCGCCATACAATCGACCCATAATTGAAATTCTGTCGAAAGTTTCTGTTCAAGTTTAAAGTGTTTTGTTAGAAAGTCCTGCTTGTAACTGACAAAGGCAAATTCTTTACGGGCAACCTTTAAGGTGTCTATAGTCCGAAACGGTGACGGGGGATCCATTTCATTATCGATAAACCGGGCGTTTAATTTTCTAATGTCAAACCTATCTCCATTATGGGCGATGACAATATCCGCTTTGTCAAGTAATTCCCATATTGATTTTAATATTCGTTTGTCGTTTCTTGCCCTTGCTTCGTGTGGAAGAACAATATCCGAAAGAATTGTGTCATCATATAACCATTTAGCCGCCCAAGATAAACAGAACCACGATTTTTCCTGTCCATTCTCGTCTTTGATTATATTGGTATGTGGAATGAATTGTTTACCTAGTCGCCAGACATAAACTTCCATCAATGACGTTTCGATGTCGAACAATAAAATTTTAGGCAAATCCATCTTCGGCGAATCCATTGGGGATTGGAAATTTTTACCACAGGACAGACAAGCGAACCTTTGCATATTACATTCAAAGGACGGGGAATATCTAACACCTTTTTTTCGGGCGTGTGTTGCGCTACATTTCGGACAAATCGCTTTCATGGCTTTCCTTTGGTATGTGATTCAAAAAATCTCTCCTTGATTTTGGCCGAAAGAATATTCCCAAGTATGTACTTGTTTTCCGTACATACCGAGTTTCATCGTTTTCGTTTTCCGCAAATACCCCTCTTTTGTGAGGTTCGTGATCGCTCGCCGCACCGAGGTTAGGGGGCGGGTTGCCATCTGGCAATAGGTCTGTATTTCTTCCGGTGAATATCTGTTTCCCTTGTTTCTTTCAAAGAAGTGGAGAATCCTATCTTCTTGTGTGGATGCCTTCCGATTGGCTTCCTTTAGGTCGAATCCTTTTAATTTGTTTGTGTTGTAGTAACTCATAATTATTGGGGGACGGTTTCCCGCCCCCCATTTTTATTTAGTACAATCTTACTTTTGGATTCCTTCGATAATTGAAGATCGACTCAATGAGTATTTTATAGTGTTCCACCGTCGTCTGATCTGTCAATTTTCCGGACTGATAACCAAGTTTCTGAATAAATTCAGCATGATCGTATATCGGTTCATCAAACATATCGAGCATCGCATAGATAAACGTCCTTCGCTTGTAGCCATCATAGTACGGTTCAACCATCGTAATCTGATCCGCCCATCGAGTTGCTTTTGACATCGCTTTAACTTTAAATCCGCCGTTACGGAACAATTCTGACGTTTCCGCGTTGTTTCGTTTTCTTCCAGATAACATCGCTTGGCATTCCTTATGTCCGAATCCATAGCGTTGTTTAAAATCGCGATAACGACTGTACTGTTTATTTCCGAGCCGGATATACCCATTCATGAAGTCATCGGCGTTCCAGTTTTTTTGATTGGTGTTCAATCTGTGAACGTCTTCCAACTCTAAACCATCAACAACGATGTAATAAACGGGTAGTTCGTTTTCACGCATAACCGTAAAGCGGTGTTGCCCGTCAATTATGGCGTGTTCTTCATTTACAATGATTGGGTTTTGTATCTGTTTTTCAGTCATTGAATCGCTCAATCGTCTTTTGTTTAATGGATTTACCATTCTATTTCCATCAAGAAATGTAAATTTTCCATAATCATTGGTCATCTTGACTTGATTTACTGTTTGCATTTTCTTTTCCTTGTTTTGTTTTGATTATTAGCATCATGCTAATTCTTTAATTTCACTTAACAATTCTTGTAGTTCATAGTTCTTGAATTTTCGCACGGTCGAGAATTTTCGGTGCAATTCGTCGAATTTCTCTGTACCAAACTTTTCTCTGTACCATCTCCGATAATGGTAAGTGTCATAACTGTCTCGCAAGTTGCATTTTTCACATAGCGCATGACAGTTGCCGTCATCTGACACATCCCACCGGGTTGAATAGTTCTTCCGTGTGAACAAATGACCATTCTGCAAACGGTAGGTAGAGCCGCATAAAACGCACCATTTGTCTCTATCTCTGATGTATCGTGAAACGGCATTATCAAGGTTTCGGACTAATGTTTTTCGGCTTGGTTTTCTTGGCATAATTC